ACTTCAACAAACACTGCAACATTTGGTACAAATATCGAAGACTTACAAGCACTTGTGCTTGCAATGCCTCGTAAATACCGTGCCTCACGTGCAGCAATGAAGTTCTATGCAGATACAGAAACAGTATCAAACATCATCAATGGCCTTGGCTCTTCAGGCAACTTAAACAGCGAAAGAATCGTTGAAAGAGTTGTTGCTGGTCAAGAACCACAAATACTAGGTGCTCCAATCCAGTACCGCGTATTAGGTCTTCCTTTATTGGAAGTTCCTTTGATGCCTGCAAACCGTATCACTTTGACATTCCCTGAAAACCGTATTTGGGGTTTCCAAAGAGATATCACAGTTCATCGTGAATTCCAACCTAAGAAAGATACAGTAGAATATACTGTATTCTTACGTTTCGGTGTTCAAATCGAAGAAACTGATGCAATCGCACGTACAGCATAATTTGCTTTACGAAATCAGAGAGGGGAGCAGAAATGTTCCCCTCTTATTTATTTATAGTATAATTAAATAGAGGTGCACATGGAACTTTTAAGATTGAATAATACAACAAGTTTGTCTGCATCATTTTCTGGATTAAGTTCAAGTGTAAACTATACAATAGAATTAGATGATTTAATAACCTCACAATCATACTCAGCAAGTGCCAATTCAAATGGTTCTGGAGTAGTGTCATTCTCAATACCAGATAATTATTTAACCTACACAGGATCGTTAGTAGCCACAGTTAAGGATCCTCAAAACGACATTGTAAATATTACAAATCTTGAAATAGTAAGGCCATACTGCAATATAGATGCTACTGGCTTAAAGTTGTACGGAAAGACAACTACCTTAACAACTACAGAAAGAAACAGTATAGTTGAATACGAAAGACTAGCAAGATACATTATTGATTCACATACAGATGGATTTACTTATATTAGAAAAGAAAAAGAGTTTATCGGCACAGGAACAGATGAATTGCTTATTGATGAAAAGATTCATAATCTATACAAGATTTATGAAAATGGAGAATTGATGTATGATGCCTCTTCTCAAAATAATGAGGCAGACTATATGATTAATAAACAATTGAATGCAATAGTTTTAGATATCCCAGAATCAAATAGAATAAATTACAAGAAGGTATGGAGAGATAGATTCTTAGATGTAGACTTTTTTGAGGGGTATGAATATATAGTAGATGCTGATTATGGATGGAAAGTAATTCCACAAGACATTCAAGAAGCATGCGAATTATTAGTTCAAGACATATTCAAAGATAACATTAAGTATATAAATAGATATATAGAGTCTTTTGATAATGATGACTTTAAAATTAAGTTTGCTAAGAATTGGACCGCTACAACTGGAAACCTTATCGTTGACAGAATCTTGGAGAGATATAAGAGACCAATTCGTGTTGGGGTGTTGTAAATGCTCCCAGGTGCTGGACTAAACGATATCTTATACCCAATGACTGCTGAAGTATTTTATGCAGAAACTAAACAAACAGACTTTGGAACAATGCAAAAAACTTGGATCTTTGATAGATCAGTTAAATGTTCAGCAGTATCTGCAATGTCTGACAAAACTTTAAATGGTGAACTAAGATCAAACTCTGCATTTTTTCAATACAACTCAGATATTGCTTTTAGAACAGCCGATGATATTCAAAGAAAAAAGGGTGGAACATACTACCCAATTACAGAAGTCTTAGTTACCAACATTAAAGATGCAGAAGGAAACGTAGTTTGGACAGAAAAGGATGATTCTAAGACTCAATATGAAATACAGTCTTTTGTTCCTTCTTATAATGCTTTTCATTCAATAGATTTCTACCGTGGGTATTTGACTCGATCAACCAAGCAATACGAGGTAGTCTACTAATGATTACAGCAAAAATAGATGCTAAAAAATTAAATAAGATGCTTAATAACTTAGTTCAATACTCAGATGGGTTTATTACCGAAACTAAAGCACAACAAGGATATGTAAACAGGAAAGTAGCAAACACCAGTGTTAACGCTTTCTATCAATACTTAGATGGGGTTGCAAGAATGCACCCAGGAATGCTTCATCATATATACGAGTGGGGACAGGTAGGCAATCCAACAGCAAGACTCGTAGACTTAGGAATAACATTATCTGGAAGAGGTTCTACAATAACTGCAGAGTTCTTAGAATCACAAACAGTCAAGGAAGGGTCCAACGAGCCATTTTACGACAAAGCACAGGTCATGGAAGAGGGCATCCCAGTAGTTATCAAGGAAAAAGAAGCAAAGGCTTTATTTTTTGAAATAGACGGCTTAGAGTACTTTAGAATGGGACCTATCACAGTTCTTAATCCTGGTGGAGCAGAAACCAGGGGTAGTTTTGTAGAAGTATTCAAAGAGTTCTATAATAACTATTTAACTCAGGTATACTTAAAAGCAATAAAGTTTTACAAACATTTTGAGTCTCCAAAAGAATATGAAAGAAATTTTAAGACAGCCTTAAAAGGTACAAATGCGGCAGGTATAGGAAAAATGACTGCCCTATCTTGGATATCAAAATTACCAGGGGAAGATGAAATTGACAATTAATATACCTAATTTAAATATAAAGACTCCAGAGGTATTAGTAAATAAATACGTATGGGAACAATTTAGAATAAATGATATTAACTTTTATAATGAGTATAAAGAAAATGGTGTACCATTTATCCCTATATTCCCCGTTAACGATCCAAATGCTGGAGCAATATCATGGGGCTCTAGACCATACATACTATATGATAATTTTGTAAAGGCAAGAACTGGAAAAGATAAGTATTTCTATCCTATTAAATCTCAACAAATGTTATATTCAATTAGAGGGGCTAGTGTTGAAGACGTTTATGCCATGAGGCACATAATGCTTTCCTCACTAGATAGAGAGGATGCAGCAGCAGAGGATATCAATAACTTTGTAGGATCATCAGATGTTAAATTTCAATGCGTAAATGCATACCAAGTTACTTATATGAAAGATGCTACTAATCTAGATACTACAAGAACCCCCTATCAAACTGACCTAATAGTCAAGTTTGACTATCACGTAAATACTAGTTATAATTGATATTGAGGATACGCCCCCACTATGTTAAAAAATAGAGGAGGAAAAAAATATGGCATATACACGTGGTGATTCAAAACAAATCATCGTAGGTGCAGCAGCATTATTTATTGCAGATAGCCCACTTGAATACATTTCAGGTACAGGTGCGTCAGCAATTTATTCATTTACTGGAACAGGAACTTCTGATCTTCCAGCATTTGTGGCTGGTACATCCTACAAAGACACCCTTGCTGATTCAGCAGACTGGTCAAGCGTTGGCTACACAATGAATGGTTTGGAATTACAATTCCAACCAGACTTTGGCGAAGTTCAAGTTGATCAATTGCTAGACGTTGCAAAACTTTACAAGCAAGGTATGCAAGTATCCATGGTTACAGGTTTTGCAGAAGCAACACTTGACAACTTGGTTACTGCAATTGCAGCAAAGGAATCAGACAAAGGATTCGGCGGTGATCGCTTAAATCTCTCTTCAGGAGATATTGGCGATGTTCCAGTAGAACGTGCTCTTGTTGCTGTTGGTCCAGGATCTGGAGACCCAACAAAGACAGGAAACACAGCAGTAGAACGTATTTACGTAGCAAACCGTGCACTCTCAATCGAGAATGTATCAGTTTCTGCAAAGCGTGATACACCTTCTATGTTCGAAGTTACATTCCGTCTGTTGTCAGCATCTAACGGTTCATACGGCAAGATTGTCGACAGAACAGTTGGACAAGCACCAACACAAATGTAATACAACTTCATAAAACACTTAGCCCACTCTCCTTTTTGGGGGGTGGGTTTTGTGCTATAATTTTTATATAGTCTTAAGGAGGCTTTACGTGGCAACAAGTGTTTACGAAGTTGTAGAAATTGAATTACAAGATGGTACCAAAATAGAGATGAAACCATTGAAAATTTCGGTATTAAGAGATTTTATGAAAGAGTTTCAAAAAATATCAGATGAAAAAATAGCAGAAGACAACATTAAGTCTATGGATCTTCTACTTGATTGTGCAGTTATTGCAATGAAACAATATAAACCAGAAATTGCTGACAAGGCAAAATTAGAAGATTTAATTGATCTTCCAACTGTTTATAAAGTTATTGAAGTAGCGGCAGGTATTAAGTTGAACGACCCAAACGCACTAGCGGCGGCTCTAGTTGGAACGAACTAGATCTAGCCGAACTAGAATCCAAAGTATTTCTTCTAGGTTTTTGGAAGAATTACGAGGAGATGGAGGACAGTATATCGATGCCAGAGTTAGTAGCAATACTACAAGCAAAGCAAAAGGAAGAAAACGATAATCGTAAATTCCTAGCAGCAATGCAAGGCGTTGATTTAGATAAGAACTCCGATTCGTCCAGTGGTCAAGATGCTTGGGAAAGAATTAAAGCCAAAGCATTTAGTGGTGGTAAAACAACTAATCCAAATGACATAGTGTCATTACAGGGTTCTGCAGCACAAAGAGCAGGATTCGGTATTGGCGAAGGATTAGATTACGAGGTGATTGAATAGTGGCTGAAGTAGTAAAAGGTATTGTTGACATTGAAATCAATACTGGCAAATCTGCTGCAGAACTAAAGATTTTACAACAACAGATCAACTCTGTTTTCCTATCATTAAATAAAAATAACGCTGCTTCATTAGCAGCATCTCAAAAGTACGCCTCTAGCCTTGCAGATATGATTAATTCTAGCAAGGTATTTACTGCTGAATCAGTAAGAATGCGTACCGCTGCTGGAGCATTAGACGATACCCTTAAAAAAGGTCAGGCAACACTTGGACAATACTTTAGTGCAAAATACGTAAAGAATGGTGCACTATTTGCAGAAACCTTAGACTTGGCAAGACAAAAGGCTAGCGTTCTTCAAACTCAATTTATTGCTACAGCAAAATCATCTAAAGGAATGCAAGACGCACTTGCAATTAGACCATTACAAGCATTTGCCGATCAGGCCACTATTGCTTCTCAAAGAACTCAGATTCTTTCATCAATGTTTAGACAAGGAACAACTCAACTTGTAAACTTTGGTAAAAACGTACAATGGGCTGGACGCCAACTTATGGTTGGTTTTACCGTACCATTAACTATATTTGGAACAACAGCAGGAAGAGTGTTCGCTGATTTAGAAAAACAAACAGTAGCATTTAAAAAGGTATATGGAGATTTATTTACAACTCCAAAAGAAATGCAATCGAACTTACAAGCAGTACAAGATTTAGGTAGAGAATATACTAAATATGGCATTGCAGTTAAAGATGCAATGAGCCTAGCAGCCCAGGCTGCAGCAGCAGGTAGAAGAAACTCAGACCTAACAGATGCCGTAACTCAGGCTACAAGATGAGCAACACTTGGCCAGATGGATCAAAATGCTGCATTAGAAACAACCATAGCACTTCAGAGTGCATTTAAACTTTCAGGAAATGAACTAGCAGATACTATTAACTATTTAAACAT